CTCGCCCCCGTTCCCCTAAATCAAGCCATGTGAATTCGTACGAAGGCGGTGCGCCTTTGAGGTCAGGCGCAAACCATTTCATGCCTTCCAGTATGTTTGGTGTCATCTTCATTCTCCTTGGTTAAACGAACGGGGACACCGTGTCCCCGTCTCTGCTTACGCTGTCACCAGACCCAGTGCCTTGGCCTTGAGTGCATCGCCCGGGCCCCAGAGTGCGGACGCCTTGCGGTTCTCATCACTGCGTGTACGGATGTGGTGATCGGCGTACTCTGTGACGGCATTGAGCCAACCCCATGCCGTGTCGTGTGCTGTCTCGAAGTTGCTCCCCTTGGCCTCGCCATTGAACAGACCCATGATGCGGTTGAACCCAGCAGAGGCACGCGTCACCTCCTCGTTGGTCTTCATGAGCAACTGCAACGTGTGGTGCTCGGCCCACTCCTGATCGACCTTGACCGTGGCCAGATAGCGTGCCGCTGTCATGAACGCACCGAACTCAGCATGCGCATCCTCAACGGCCTTGCGTGCGTCATCTGCCACGAACACAGAGCGATGCGAGACCTTGAATGCGGCCGCACCCTTACGCGCCATGGTCAGCGTGTTGTTGCAGACAGTGCGCACCGTAGTCCATCGGCACTCCGTTGCCAGCGAGCCATCAGCAGAGGTCGACAGCAGGGCGTAGGGCACGACAGTGTCACGGCCACCATCGATAGAGACAGCGTCAGCCAGCTTGGCTGTTGCGAAGTAGCGCTTGCCACCGAACAGAACACCAGCGCTCTCGATAGTCAGGCCACCTTGCTCAGCCCAGTCACGGAAGAACTCGAGCACCTCGGTGGGTTGCACCACCTTGTACGAATCACTGACCACACCCAGAGGTGCGCCTGTGTCTGAGCGGAAGAGCACGTGCTTGTCGTCCACTGTGCGGAACTGATCCGGTGTAGCGATGTCACGCTGGGTAGCGTAGCGGATAACAGAGCGCTGGACTTTGTAGTCCATGCCTGCCTCGCGTTGCCAGTCTTCGATCGATGCACCGGGCACCATCAGTTGGCCAAGGCCATGCCACTCACGTTGGGTGGATGCATACGAAGCAGTTGCGCGGGAAGTTGTGTCGATCATGTGTGCCATTAAAAAATCTCCATTGGGTTTAAGGTTTGCCACTGAACCGCAGTGGCCACGGTGAATTGATTACAGGTTGATGGTGAAGGACGAGTTGCGCAGGACGTCTCTGATCTTGTCCTCGATGTCGTCAAGCCCAGCGTCGTCGACTGTGCGCACGGTCTGGTCGTACTCGTCGTGGTCGTACTCACTGGTGTGGTCGCTGATCTTCTCGTCGATCATCTCTTTGATCTCGTTGTGGATGTCGGACACCTTCTCGTCCACCTTCTCGTCAATCATGTCGGTGATGGCGTCCATATCTGGCAGCTCGATCTCTTTCATCCGCTCATTGAAGCGCTTGTCCACCATGGCCTCGATGTGTTGCTCGAGCGCCTGCATGATGATGCCGATGAGGTTGGGGGCTTGGTAGTTGTCCATGAATACTCCTTGGTGGGTTGTGACTGCGGGTTGCTCTGGTGTTGCGGGTGTGGTGGGTTCAATCATTTCGATCATGCTTCTTCTCCTGTGGTTGGTTGTTTCTTTGTCCAGTTGATGCAGCCAAACTTGGGCGTGACGTACACGCCAGCGCGGTAGCCCTCATAGTCCCATCCGTAGGCTCGTCCGTTTGTAAGCCCGAGCTTACTGGTCTCGTAGTTGTACTTGTGGTCGTTGCTGTCGCCCATCAAGGCGCAATCCCCGGCGTCTTTGTATGTATCGGATGAGTAGTGCTGGCACTTGTCGCAGGTGTTGCGTTTGGTCATGCTGATGCTCCTGTGGTTGGTTTGAAATAGTCGTAGCTGCGGATGGGGCTGCGCTTGTCGGTGTGCTTGTGCACAAACCCGAAGGTAATACCGGCATCGTGCGCGGCACCGATGAGCGTGGATGCATCGCAGTCCTCCTCGAGATAGACGGTCTGCCCACGCTGGTAGCTGTATGACGTGATCTTGTGCTCGATGCCCAGCTTGATGAGGACAGAGCGTTTGATTGCAACCCAGCCGTGGCCGGGGTCGTTGTAGACGTTGAGTTTCATGCTTCTTCTCCTTGGTTGATTGCTTGGTTGAATGCCGCCTCGTTTACATGGGCGATGAACGGTTTCCAGCTTGGGTTCACTGTGTCTCGGTAGTGCTCGACGTGGGCTATGTCCGTGAAGATGCGCCGTGTCAGCAGTTGCACTACGTTGTTCTCGTCAAACCCCATCAGTAAATACACCATGCTTCTTCTCCTTGGTTGAACGGGGACACAGCGTCCCCGTTGTTGGTTGATTAGGCGTTCACCGGAGTTCCTCCGGTTACGCTCACGCGCAGACGATCTGCTTGACTTCCTTACGAACTACTTCTTCCGTGAAGCCCGTGGTCACGATGCGGCACAGTGGGCTGTCTGGTTTCACATACGCCATGATCTGCACGCTGATGGTGAAGTCGCCCACCTTGTCGTCGTAGCACCGCTTATCGAAGCGCACGTCCTTGTTGGGCAGGCTGTAGGTGTAGTCGGCCGTCGTGGTCTCCCAGTCGATGAAGCGTTCGAGCAGGTTGGTGAAGCGCTTGTCTTTGAATGAGTCGAGGTCGAACACGTGCAGGTTGATGAACACGCTGTTGCTGAAGACGGACATGGCCAGCGTTGCATCCTTGCGCACTTTGGGTGGGAGCATCTCGAAGGCACTCTTGACCTCTGGGTGTTTGAGCAGGTTGGCTTTGAGGGCTAGGCGTTTGACCTCTGCACGGTTTGTACGCACGGCGTTGGCCACTTGCTTGGAAAATGTAGACATGGGGAAATCTCCTTGGTTTGAAAGAAAATAAAAGGGAAAAAGAAAGTTGATAGGGAAAGGCACTGAGCCGCAGTGCCCACGGGATCGGGGACAGGTTGTCCCCGTTACTTGCGTTGTTTCTTCTCGACTTGGGCCAGCACGAAACTGCCCTCGACTTGGGGTTGGTAGAAGCTGATCGCATAGTTAGCGGCCGACTCGCCGGGCACGTACCACACCCAGTAGGTGTGCTTCTCTTTGTCCATCGCCTTCATGAGGTCGTGCAGGTCATCACCCGAGCGCCAGCCGAATGCGTTGACGCACAGGTAATGAAAGGTGGGTTGCTTGTGTTTGATCATGGTCTCTGTCATGTCGATGTAAGTTGTCATTTGCTTTCTCCTTAAAGAACACGTTGCCACACCGACACCACACGCTGGTTGTCGGCAAGATCGTCGAATGCGTAGGCTTGCGCCTCGCTTGAACTCAGGGCGTTGTACTCAAAGTACTCGCGGTCAATTTCCCCATCGCCAGCGGTCTCGATGACCACCACATACTCGTTGAATCCACTCATTTGCTTTCTCCTTGGGGGCAGGGTATATGCGGCATGGTGTGCGGCCCCGCAACGCACACCAACCGATTGGGGACAACTTGTCCCCGTTCATTCTTTCGCCGTATTTCGCAGGGCCAACAGCATTCGCTCCCTGCTTTTCTCGCTCAGGTTGAAGCGTGCCGCCTCCTCCCGATGTGCCCGGATACAGGCCAGTACCAGAATGATGTGCGGCTCAGGCACACCCTTGTATCTGAGCGCCCACTCCATCTCCCGATAGGAGCCGCCCTTGCCCGCCTTGCGGAACTTCTTGTAAAAAACAACCGGGTCTTTACTCATCGCCAATCTCCTCGTCGTTCAGTAACCCATGCCATGTGATGGGGAATGGGGTGTTGTCTCGCTTCTCGTGCAGTCGAGCCTGCGCTCGCTTGATCTGGCGTATCTTGTGGCCGATCCGGTCACGCTGGGTCTGCAACTCCTCCAGCAAGGCGTCTGACATCCCGGTGCTGGGCTCGTACGCCACATGCTTGGCCTGCAAGGTCTCCAACTCCTTGGCCATTGCCTCCTCCAGCATCGTGCGCCGACTGCGTTGCGAACCCTTGGGAATCTTGCGCTCGAACGGCACCTTGGTCTTGGCCTGCTTGCGGTACGGCACAGCGGCGAACAACTCCAGCACCGGAGCCCTCGCCTTGACCGGCACCCAGTCAGCCCAGTGCTCACCCTTGGTGACGAACTTCCACTTGCCCCGGTCTTGCTCCTGCTTGAGCACCTGCGTGGGCGTCATCGAGGGATTCAACTCCACGAACACATCGAACTGCGACAGCAGACGGGACAGCACCACGGTGTATGCCTCGTACGCCTCACGCCGGGCCACATCAGCGTCCTCCAGCGCTTCGCCCCGAATCTCCTTGCGCTTGATGTAGTCCAGCGACGACTTGGCGATCTCGATCTCTCGCTTGAGTGGGGTACGAAGGTAGCGCCAGTACGTGACCGAGCGTGTCTGCTTGAGCTTGAGCCCCTTCAGTGCGGCCCGCTCTTTGGCGATGGTCTTGACCTTCTCCTCGACCTGCTCGGGGTCGTACCCGTAGCCTTCAAGGATGGTGCGTATCTGGGCGAGGGTGAACCTCTTGAACCCGTTGGTTGCAATGCGTGGCTGAACCATGTGAACTCCTGTGGTGTTGAACGGGGACACCATGTCCCCGATGTGAGTAGTGTGCACGCAGAATCTCTTTGTGTCCACCATAATCTTTTGTGTGTCCAAGAATATAGAAGGCGGTCATTTTCTCAGGACGGTCGCGAGCCCAATAAACACGTGGCTTTCCACGTTTGTGTCACAACTAATATATCTGTGGGGATAGTGCTAACCCCAAACCCTTAAAGTACGTCTTTGCTTGGCTCCGGAAACGTGGACGTATAGAGAGATATATATCTATCTATCTATAATATATTTATATATATATTAGGTGTGACCAACTTGCCGAACGCTAGTATCCATGCGGGTTTGCGGCTGTCTGTCAGAGTGAATGCCTTCAATAATGTTGGACTCAAAAAAATTGCCTCTTTTTTAAGCAACTTTATGCATGGATTGCATAACGGGGACATGCTGTCCCCGTTCCCGGTGCTCAGAACAGTTCACGCTGTGCCCCGAGCTGGGTCTTCCACATCTCGTACTCACGCTGGCTGGTGAAGACGAGCCCGTGCCTGTTGAGCTCTGCCTTGCGGAAGACGTGGATGTGGTGGCGTGAGCCGTAGCTGATGGTTTGCAGGTGGTACGCCTGACCACGGACTTCGACTGTGCCCTGCTCGGACACGATGGGGTTGGTGAGGTTGCGCATGATGGGCCTTTCAGTTGTGGATGGGGAAGTCAGCGTTGTACTGGTCGAGCACAGACTCACGCGAGTCGATGTCAAAGTAGTCACGGTCTTCGATGAGGGCGTCGCACTCGGCAAGCATTTGGGTGCGCTGGATGTTGAGGATGAGTTGCTGGGTGAAGGTACGCATGGGAATCTCCAAGGGTTTGACAGGAATTGAAACAGCGGGGCCAGCTCCTGCTGACACCGCCACAGAAAAACAGGGACAACTTGTCCCCGATCACTTAGCGAAGGCTTGAGCCAGCGCTTTGGATGCCAACGAGCGAGCGCCCTCGTACTCCTGCGCCAACTTGACCAGCTTCGCGGCGGCGGCGAGCAACTCAGCGGGAATCTCGATCTCTTCGGTGGTGTTGTTCGACTTGCCAGCGATGGCGCTCACCAAACGGCCCAAGGCTTTGCGGCAGGCTTCGTAGTTGGCATGGGTCTTGTCGAGCACCTTGGTGCCTGTGGCCTTGCCAGCACCGTCAACCAGCGGCACGGCGTACTTGGGGAAGCTGGCCACGTCAGGCAACAAGGCGGCACGGACGGCCTCGGCGGTCTGGCCCTTGAATGCCTTCTGAAGGTCTGCGATGCCCTCACCGTAGGCGAAGGCGGCAGTGATAACGGCGTGAACTGTGGAACGTGTAGACATGAAAGACTCCTTGAATGGGGACACCTTGTCCCCGATCGGCTAGAGAACCATTCCCTAACCGATGCCTCTATTGTATGGAAGGGGGTATTTCTAAGCATTACAGGCAGGGGAGAATGGCATACCTAAGACCCCACCGTACCCCCACCAAGCCATGTACAGCAGAGAGACCGTCGTCCACATGAACACTGTTCCGCAGCCGCACAGACCATTTTGTAAAAACTTAGACAACTCCAAGACAACCACCCCCACCCCCCGCATTTCCCAGACCCACCCCCTTGCTTAATTTTTAGGCAGTGCCCAAAAATTTTATAAAAATTGTAAGAATCTCGAGGACGAAAAAAACCCCCCGGGCCTTGCGACGCGGGGGGTTGAATGGGTCTTGACCCAAGGAGAAGCAAATGCATAAATCAAAAGATTGCAGCACTGCCAATGTGAGTGTACACTTTGCACACCGGGACTGCAACCCGCCAACCGTAAGGACAAATGCTGGACCACCTCATTTCAACCGATCTGGACCCCGTCATCTTTCAAGAGATGCCGGATGACTTCGTGCCGATGGCCAAGGCCACGCCAGCACAGACGATTGACGCCAAGGTTGCAACGGCCGACTGGCTCAAGGACTTGGGGCTGGATGACGACAAGGTCAAGACGGAAGCCGAAACGCAAACGGCCCGGGCAGCTTTCGCCACACTGACAACCGGCTCCACGCCAGCATCCATTCAGTCAGCGCTCACTAACATACAGACGCCCAAGGCGGTACAGCACTTGGTGGGCATGCTCACCGCGTACGACTGGGAGTTCGTCAACCAAGCCAAGGAGCTGCGCGGGTACGCCGTGGCCAAAATCCTTGAAGAGTGCGAGAGCCCCAACCCCAACATCCGGCTCAAAGCGCTGGGCCTGCTGGGCAAAGTCACGGAAGTGGGGCTGTTCACTGACAAGGTAGAGGTCAAGCAGACCGTCATGACCGACGCCGAGGTTGAGCAGCGCATCAAGGACAAGCTCAACAAGTTCATGGGTGTGATCGACGTCATTGACGTCTCCACAACCCCGGACGACATTCCCGAAAACGGCTCTTCATACACGCTGACACCAGATGAACCTGTCCAAGCTGACAACGCTGACAAAGCGTGAGTTGGAAGCGCTGCAACGCGCTTTGCCGACGATGTCCGTCCAAGAAAAGATGGAGCTGCTGGACGATTTGGAGCTGCGCGAGTCCCGCGCCCGGCTGGCCGCTGCCCAAGACAACATGCTGGGGTTCGCTGCGGCCGTCTATCCGGGGTTCAAAATCGGGCCGCACCACCGAAAGCTGGCCAAAATCTTCACGGACGTGATCGAGGGGCGCAAAAAGCGCGTCATCATCAACATCGCGCCGCGTATGGGCAAGTCCGAGTTCAGCTCATACCTGTTTCCTGCCTATTTTTTAGGCAAGTACCCCCAAAAGAAGATCATCATGGGGACGCACACGGCCGGTTTGTCCGAAGACTTCGGCCGTCGCATCCGAAACTTGATCGACACAGAGGAGTACCGTGAGATTTTCCCCCAAACAATGGTGGCCGACGACCAAAAGGCTGCTGGTAAATGGTCTACAAGCGCTGGTGGTCAGTACTATGCTGCTGGTGTCGGCGGCGCTCTTGCTGGTCGTGGTGCTGATCTGTTCGTTATTGACGATCCCCACTCGGAGCAGGACGTTAAGACCAACTCACGGTTGGCTTTCGACACTGCGTGGTCTTGGTTCCAGACGGGCCCGCTCCAGCGACTGATGCCGGGCGGGGGGATCATCGTGGTCATGACGCGCTGGTCCTTGCTGGACCTGACCGGGCGCTTGATCAGCTACCAGTCCAAGAACCCAGAGGCCGAGCCGTGGGAAATCGTGGAGCTTCCGGCCATCTTGCACGAGGGTGCGGAGAACGAGAAGTCGCTTTGGCCCGAGCAATGGCCGCTGGCCACCCTCAAGTCCACCAAGGCCGCGCTGGACCCTAAGTATTGGAACGCCCAGTACATGCAGCAGCCCACCGCCGAGAACTCGGCCATCGTGAGCCGCAAGATGTGGCGCATATGGGAGCAGGACGAGCCGCCACGCTGCGACTACATCATCCAGAGCTGGGACACGGCCTTTGAAGTGAAGAACAACTCCGACTACAGCGCCTGCACGACGTGGGGCGTGTTCTACAACGAGGAAGAAAACGACTCGCCGCAGGTCATCCTGCTGGACGCATTCAAGGACCGCATGGCCTTCCCGGAGCTCAAGCAAGTGGCGCTCAAGCATTGGAAAGAGTGGGACCCAGACGCGTTCATCGTGGAAAAGAAAGCGGCCGGTGCGCCGCTGATCCAAGAGCTGCGGGCCATGGGCATACCGGTCCAAGAATTCAGCCCCAGCCGGGGCAACGACAAGCTGGTGCGCCTTAACGCGGTTGCGGATTTGTTCAGTTCGGGTAAAGTCTGGGCACCCGACACGCGCTGGGCCCGGGAAGTGATCGAGGAAATGGCGGCGTTCCCCGTTGGGGAGCACGATGACTTCGTGGACACGACCACCCAAGCACTTTTGCGGTTCCGGCAAGGCGGCTTCATCGCGCTGGACTCGGACGAGAAAGACGACCGTTACTACCAAGCACGCAAGGCTGCGTACTATTAAGGATGCCCCATGGCTACAAATTTTGACAAAGCAATGTTTCAGCAACCCCGAGGTCTTGAGGACTTGGCGGAAGACATCGACCCCATCGAAATTGAGATCGTTGACCCCGAAGAGGTGAGCATCAAGGTCGGTGACATGGAGATCGAGATCGAGCCGGGTGAGCCCACCATCGACGACTTCGACGCCAACTTGGCCGAGTTCCTTGACGACGGCGAGCTGCAGACCCTTGCAGGCGAGTTGGCCGGTGACATCGACAACGACCGCAACAGCCGCAAGGACTGGGAGAAGGCGTACACCGAGGGCCTCAAGCTCTTGGGCTTGAACATGGAGGAGCGCACGGAGCCGTGGAACGGTGCCAGTGGCGTGTTCCACCCCATGATCACAGAAGCGGTTGTCAGGTTCCAGTCAGAAACGATCACCGAGACGTTCCCTGCTGCCGGACCTGTGCGCACCAAGATCATTGGCAAAGAGACCCCGCAGAAGAAAGAAGCCGCGCTGCGTGTCGAGGCTGACATGAACTTCCAGCTCACGGAGGTGATGAAGGAGTTCCGCGCTGAGCACGAGCGCATGCTGTGGTCGCTCCCCGCCACAGGCTCCGCGTTCAAGAAGGTCTACTTCGACCCAAGCCTTGACCGCCAAGTGTCGATCTTCATCCCGGCCGAGGACATCCTGCTGCCCTACGGCACGTCCAACATCCAGACTTGCTACCGCCTGACGCACCAGATGCGCAAGACGAAGAACGAGATCATCAAGCTGCAAGAAGCTGGCTTCTACCGTGACGTGGAGATCGGTGACCCGGACAAAGCCATCAGCGAGATCAACAAGGCCAAGGACAAAGAGACCGGCTTCAGCGATCTGAACGACGACCGCTTTACGCTGTACGAGTCCCATGTGGACCTGTACCTCAAGGGCGACCCGCTGTGCGAAGACGAGTCTGAGATTGCGCTGCCGTACGTGGTCACCATGATCCGTGGCACCAACACCATCTTGTCCGTGCGCCGCAACTGGAACGAGGACGACGAGCTCAAGCTCAAGCGCCAGCACTTCGTTCACTACCAGTACATCCCCGGTTTTGGTGCCTACGGCTTCGGTCTGTTCCACCTGATCGGCGGCTTCGCCAAGTCGGCCACCAGCTTGATGCGTCAGTTGATCGACGCCGGTACGCTGAGCAACTTGCCCGGCGGTCTGAAGACACGCGGCCTGCGCATCAAGGGTGACGACACCCCGATCGCTCCGGGTGAGTTCCGTGACGTGGACGTTGGCTCGGGCGCGATCCGTGACAACATCATGCCGCTGCCGTACAAGGAGCCAAGCCAGACGCTGTTCCAGCTCTTGGGCACAGTGGTCGATGAAGGTCGCCGCTTCGCCGCGACGGCCGACATGAAGGTGGCGGACATGGGGGCCAACGCTCCTGTGGGCTCCACACTGGCTATCCTTGAGCGCCAGCTCAAAGTGATGACGGCCGTTCAGGCGCGTGTGCACTACTCCCTGAAAGAAGAGCTGCAGTTGCTGGCCGCGATCATCCGCGACTACACAGACGACGAGTACACCTACGAGCCCGATGGCGAAGAGGGCCCCAAGGCCAAGGCTTCGGACTACCAGCATGTGGACATCCTGCCTGTCAGCGACCCGAACGCCGCCACGCTCAGCCAGCGTGTTGTGCAGTATCAAGCTGTGATCCAGATGGCCCAGATGGCACCGGACATTTACGACCTGCCTGCCCTGCACCGGGGCATGCTGGACGTGCTGGGCATCAAGAACGCCGAGAAGCTCGTGCCAATCGAAGACGACATGAAGCCCAAGGACCCCGTGTCTGAGAATCAGGCGGTGCTCAAAGGCAAGCCGGTCAAAGCCTTTTTGTACCAAGATCACAAAGCCCACATTGCTGTGCACACCGCACCGATGCAAGACCCGACCATCATGGCGCTGATTGGCCAAAACCCCAAGGCTCCGATGATCCAAGCAGCCATGATGGCGCACATTGCGGAGCACGTAGGCTTTGCGTACCGCCAGCAGATTGAGCAACAGTTGGGCATGCCCTTGCCGCCCGAAGACGAGAAGTTGCCGCCAGAAGTGGAAGTGGCGCTGTCGGCCATGATGGCCCAAGCCGCTGTGCAAGTGTCGCAGCAAAACCAAGCCCAAGCCGCTCAGCAACAAGCACAGCAGCAAGCCCAAGACCCGGTTGTTCAGATGCAGATGCAAGAGCTGCAGATCAAGCAAGGCGAGCTGGCGCTGAAAGAGCGCAAGCTGCAAGTGGATGCCGCAGCCAAAGCCGACGAGCTGGAGCTGAAGAAGCAGGAGCTGGATGGCAAGCTGGAGTTGGAAGGCTTCAAGGCTGGCCAGCAAGCGCAACAGGCAGAAAAGCGCCTGCAAGGCGAACAAGAACGCGAAGGTGTGCGCATGGGCGCTGACATCGCAAAGAACAAAGCACAGGCTGCGTTGCAAGCGGCGCAGATATTGGCCAACTCACGAAAAGGAAAGTAAGCAGAAATGATACAAGACTTCGCACGCGTATTGCGCGACCAAATACGCACCGACATGAACAACTACGCCGACGACTTGGCGGGTGGGGCATGCCGCAACTTTGACGAATACCAAAAACTCTGCGGAATCATTCAAGGTCTTGCGACCGCAGAGCGTCATCTCCTAGACCTTGCGAAGAAAGTAGAGCAATCAGATGAGTGAAATCATTCTGCCCCCGGGCATTTCCTTGCCCAGCCACATCCAGCCGGTCGACAAGCCCGACGAAGATGCAGACAACGACACAAAAGCCAGTGCGCTCCCGACCCCAACAGGTTGGAAGATTCTGTGTGTTGTGCCAGAAGTCGATGAGAAGATCGCGGGCACGTCCCTTGATCTGGTCAGAGACACCGCCACCATGCGTCAGGAAGAACATGCCACAACGGTTCTTTTTGTTTTGCGTGTCGGCGCAGACGCCTACAAAGACCAAGCGAAGTTCCCCAACGGCGCGTGGTGCAAAGAAGGCGACTTCATCCTTGTTCGGACCTACACAGGCACCCGGTTCAAGATTTTTGGAAAAGAGTTTCGCCTCATCAATGACGATCAGGTGGACGCTGTTGTGCAAGACCCTCGCGGACTGACCCGCGCTTGAAGGAGTAGAAATGGCAGAAGCATTTAAGTTCCCTGACGAACAGGACGAATCCCAAGGCCAGACGGTTGACCTCGATGCCGGTGACACGGAAATCGAGATTGAAGTCGTAGACGACACCCCTGAGCGCGACCGTGGCCGCAAGCCGCTGGACCGTGAAGTGGCGGACCCCACGGACGAAGAAATCGAAAGCTACTCTGACAACGTCAAGAAGCGCATCAAGGACTTGACCCATGCCCGTCACGACGAGCGCCGGGCCAAGGAAGCGTTGTTGCGTGAGAAACAAGAGCTGGAGCGTCTTGCACAGC